ATAAAAAAGTATAGAAAGGTTTAAAAAAGTAAATTGTTTAGATTGATTCTAAATAAATTTACGTTATGAAAATAGCATTTGCAAAAATATCAGCAGATAAAATCGCTAATATCTACCTTACAGGGGAGATAGGTTGGGAGGCTAACGCTAATGTAATAGCTGATGAAATCAACTATATTTCAAATAACAAAATTGCAAACAAAATTAAACTGCATATAAATAGTGAGGGAGGTTCTGTTATTGACGGAATACGTATAGTATCAGCCGTGTTAAATTCGCAAATACCTGTCGAAACAATCAATGAAGGATATGCAATGTCCATGGCTGCGGTTATTTGGCTTGCCGCAAAACGTGATAACAGATTTATGAGTGATTTTGCAGTAACCATGCTTCATGCGCCGTATTTCCCCGGCGAAGATATTGAAGACTTTAGCGAAGACTTAAAAGATTTTCTAACAAAAACATACAATCAATTATCTACAATTTTACAGATGCAGACAGGCAAAAGTAAAGAAGATATTGATATGATTTTCTCCCGCGACAGCTTTTATGACGCACAAGACTGTATTAATGCAGGGTTTTGTAGCAAAGAAAATATTATCAGTTACGGCGAAAAGCCCCTAATTGACAACAGTTTACCTATTGATTTGAAAATTAAAAAAATAGCAGCGTTTTATAATAACTTAAAAAAAATAGACATGAACGTATTGGACAAATTAAACAACATGCTTGGACTACGCACTGAAGCAAGTGAAACTGTGACAATTGAGGCAATTAACGCCTTGAAAAGTGACAAAACTGGACTTGAAAAAGAAATAGTTTCCTTGAAAAAAGACTATCAGCATTCTCAAACATCTTTAAAGGATGCGGAAAACAAAGTAAAAGAACTTGAAGCCAAATTAACTGAATTTGAAACAAAAGAAGTTGAGGCAAAAGAAGCCGCGGCGGAAAAATTAGTAAAAGATGCTATTGCTGCCGGTAAATTCAACAGCGAAAAAGAAGCTGATTTAATTGCACTTGCAAAAAAAGACATTGACTCGTTCAATCTTTTGTGTGAATCAGTTAACGTGAAAGCCCCGAACATCGCCGCTGAATTGAACAACGACACCCCCGAAAATGGTTACGGTGTTGAAGAAAAGGATTTTGATTTTGAAACTCTTGAAGCAAAATATCCTGATGTTTTAGCAAAAATTCAAGTAGAAAATCCAAAAATGTATAACACCCTATTGGGTGATTATGCAAAAAAATACAACATCAAATTAGAAGAGGAAAAATAATATGAAAAAAGTAACATGAAAAAAGTAACAAACATACTGGCATCATTTGCCATTTTGGCAATAGTAGCAATTTTTGCTATTTCATTTCAATCATCAAAAGGTGAAAAAGCAGTTCGATGGCCCTTCGGTGATGTTAACGAGGTAACTGTAACAGTTGATGACACAATCGCAGCAACAGGACTTGTTAAAGGGTTCAATTACATTGATTTGAACACTGATACAAACATAGTTTTCAATGCAACAGTAACAGAAAATGAACTCGGCGACTTCCTTTATGTTGAAGCAACCGAAAGCGGAGTTGATGCAGACACTATCACCTGGGGAACTGGAATTGAAGGAGCTCTAACAATACTTCCTTCTGATAAGACTGTAGCAGTAACATTTATTTTCAGTGGTACAGAATTTCAACAAATAAGTAATAACCAAATAGATTAACAATTAAAAAATTAAAGATATGGCACAAGTAGCAATTACGCATTTTACAAGGGCAATACAGGAAAATTTATTCCAAGGCCTCGATTGGATTCAAAAATCTGTTTCTCATGATGCTTTTTCCGATGGAAAAACAGTTGAGATACCTATTTCAGGCTCAGAACCTACAGTTGAAGAAGATAGATCGTCATTTCCTATTACCGTAACTGAAAGGACTGATGACAAAAGAAGTTATGACCTTATTAAATTTGACGCAGGTGCGATCCTTGTACCTGAGGATGACGTGAGAACATTATCTTACAACAAAGCGCAAAGTATCCTCCGTGAACATGTTGGGGCTATTCAGCAAAGAATTGGATTAAGAGGCCTCTACAACTGGTCACCTAATGAAGCAGCAAGGGTTTTCACTTCAACAGGCTCTACAATTGCACAAAACCCTTCTGCATCTGTTTCGACAAGAAAAGCCGTTACAATTGAAGATTTAGCAAAAGTTTCTGCACGTCTTGCAAAAGACAACGCATATAAGCCTGGAAAAATGTGGGCATTGTTTCCTGCTGATATGTATTACTCGATGTTGTCAGACAATCCTGAAATCATAAGCCGTGAGTATATGAACACAGCCAACTTGCCTTCTGGTGTTATTTCTCAGATATATGGTTTTAATATTATTTTGACTGCCGAAACAATTCGTTATGATGCCTCTAATGAAAAAATAGCAATCGGTACAGCAATAGAGAATACAGATGACTGGAGCGCACTTTTTTGGAATGAAGATTTTGTTTGCCGTGCTTTAGGAACTATTAAAGTATTCCATAATGCAAACGATGCAACATATCAGGGGGACATTTACTCCGCTTATGTTCGTTTCAATGCAACTCAAATGAGAAATAGCGGTGTTGGTACTGCCGTTATCATTCAGGGATAAAAAATGTTAAAGGCAGCTTTAGGGTTGCCTTTTTTTTCACTTACTAAAAAAATATAGTACAATGAAATACTCAAGAGAACAATTAATTGACAGGGTACGAAATTACTTCAAAGAAAATAAGGTTGAAAAGATGTTAGTTACAAGTGACGGTAATATTTTTCATGCTGACAAGCTTGGGGCATCTTATGCAAATGCACACGCAAGAGTTAACAAACTGGGTGATGTAATTACAATTACAGCCGATGACTTAAAGGAAAAAGCCGTTAAGGTTGATGTAAAAAAATCTGAAAAGGTTGAAAAATCTGAACCTGCAAAAATTGAAGTTGAGGTAAAAGAAAAAGTTACAACAAATAAAAAAATAAACGATGGCATTAAATAACGTTACATTTAACCGAACAAATGGAATAGGAGCACTTGCTGCCGGTAGTGACCACGTTAGCGGTTTGCTTTTTTATTCCGATTCTTTGCCTGCCGGTTTTTCGGCCGAAGACAGAGTAAAAAAAATATTTAATTTACAAGGTGCAATTGATCTTGGCATAACAAAAGACTATGCCGATGAAACTGCCGCAACCGATGCGGAAGTATTGATTACAGACCCGGGCACAGCAGGAGACGTTAACACAATTAAAATTGATAGCGTACTTTTAGGTAGTTACACAACCGTGACAAGTGATGATGCTGCTGATTTAGCGAGTGGACTTGTTGATGCTATTAACGCACTTTCGGGCGACCATGGTTTCACAGCCGAATTATCGACTGCTACAGTAGTTATAACAGCACCTGCCGGGCTTGGCGTATTGTTAGATGATTCAACCGTAGCTTTTGCAAGTACAGGAACAGCCGCCGGAACGGTTACACAATTTGAAGATGCAAGTACAACAGGTTCACTCAAAAGAGTAATGTATTATCACATTGAGGAATTTTTCAGAATGAAGCCGGACGGAGTTCTTTATGTTGGTATATATGCTGACCCTACTGCCTTTGATGGTGCAGAGGTTGTATCTATGCAAGATGCCGCTAATGGCGAAATGAGACAGGTAGGTGTATATTATCCTAATGCTTCTTTTGCAAGTTCGCAGCTTTCCGCATTGCAAACTCAACTTTCCGCATTAAGGACAGCACACAAACAATTATTTTGTGTATTTCATGCAGATTGTAGCAGCTTATCGCTTGCAAGTTTACCCAACCTTAGCTTGTTATCGGCATCAAAAGTTAATGTAAACATAGCCGAAGATGGAAACTGGCATCAAACAGCGTACAGTGGGACACAGACATACAACCCCGGAGATAAATTCGTATGGCTGAATAAAACATACATTTGTAACCGTGTAGCAACCGGACAAGCTCCTTATGATACCGATTATTTCACGGAAATTTCAGAAAGAATTGCCGCAGAGGTTGGATATTCAGTAAGTACTTTGGGAAATGAACTCGGAATAATTGCCTCCGCAGAGGTACATCAAAATATTGCGAATGTTTCTCTTTTCGATGTTGCAAGTGGAAACAACCTTAGTACTGCCGGTTTTGCCACAGGTGAAACTTACAAAGCACAGGCTACCAGTTTATTGAACACGTTGAATGATTATCATTATACTTTCCTTCGTAAATTTGAAAGAAACGCTGGAACTTTCTATAATGATAGCTATACAGCAATTTCAGCAAGTGCATCTGATTATTACTCTATTGAAAACAACAGGGTGATGGATAAGGTAGAACGGTTAAGCTATGATAGTGTACTTCCGTTAATTGCTAATAACATTGATTTGAAAGCGGATGGCACATTAAGGCAGGAAACTATTTACAATTTCGAGAGCAAAATAAAAAGCGCAATCGAATCAATGTCTAATAATATAAGCATTGACGATGATGGAAATAGCGTATTTTCTATAACCGTTTCACCTGCTCAGGATGTATTGCAGACTTCTGAAATCGCCTGCACTTTAGAAGTTGTGCCAAAAGGCGTATCAAGAAAAATTGTTGTAAACAACTCATTTGTAGTTTCACTTTAAAAAATTAAAAATATGGCACGAGTAGCATTAGTTAACGGAAAGAATTACGTACATAAGGACATAGTTTTCAATTATGGCGGTGTACCAGTTGTTTCGTTAAAAAATTTAGATATTTCCGGCAGCACGATTAAAGAATTTTCGTACGGTACTGGAAGCCTTCCGGTTGGATATGGCGAAGGTAGAGATGAGCCGGTTGAAGTTTCTTTTACAATATCAATGACGGATTTTTTGTCGTTGCAAAGAGCAGCCGGACAGGGTGGCATACGTTCACTTTCACCTGTTGATATTCCTGTAACCTTTGCCAACTCGGCAGCACCGGCAGGATTGATAGTAAAAAATTTCATGTGCAAAGAAGATTCGTTTAGTTCAGACACGGACACGACAGATATTGAAGTTCCGGTTTCAGGGCAAGCATCACACGTTGAATGGCTATAATTATGGAAGCAAAAAACGGACATATATTAGTAGTCAACGAAAAGGAATATCATCTTGCAAAAGAAACATTTGAAGTGTTGGCAAAAGCAAGCGCAGGATATTTCGAAGGTGGACACGTTCAACTGGCAAAAGTCGGAAGTGTTATTTTTGATGCGCTGTATCTTGGAAATCAGGGTGATTTGCAAACAATAAAAGAGGATGCGAGGTTATATTTTAACCTTTGCTTTCATGCCGGATCAATACTTGAATGGTTTGAAGTTGACTTAAAAAAAAATTAAAGGATGGTAAAATATCCAAAAAGGGTCTTACACTTGCATCACAATTAGCAATCATTCACTATGCTTTTAAAACCGAACCTGATAACATTGACGATTTTAGCCGCCTTTGGAATCAGGTTTTATTTTTAGCAGATAGTGGAATTTTATCAATGGCACAAATACCGATGAAAATAAAATAAGGAAATGGCGCAAAAAGTAGAATACATATTAGATCTAAAGGATAAGTACACGCAAAAGATGACGGCGAAAAAAGGCGTTGCGGCTTTGGGCGTTACAATGGGGGCTGCCGGTTTGGCGATGGCTTTTTCAAAAGTAACAAAAGTGGGTGCTGATTTTGAAAAAACAATGTCGAGTGTTAAGGCAATTTCCGGGGCTGTTGGTTCAGATTTTATTATGATGACCGGACTAGCTGAAAAACTCGGTGCAACAACCTCGTTCAGCGCAAAAGAAGCCGCAGAAGGAATGGAATTTCTTTCTATGGCTGGTTTTAATGCGCAACAGACGATGGCCGCTATGCCGGGGGTATTAGATTTAGCTGCTGCCGGTGCAGTTGATTTAGGTTTTGCTGCTGATACAGCTTCTAATATCTTAACACAATTCGGTCTAAAAGCTGCCGATATTGGTAGGGTTAACGATATTATTGTAAAGACAAGTTCAAAAGCTAATACTAACGTTCAGCAGTTAGCAGAAGGAATGAAATATGCCGGTACGACTATGGCAATAACCGACGTATCACTTGAAGAAGGTGCAGCCGCAATGGGGAAATTAGCAGACGCAGGATTGCAGGGGTCAATGGCTGGTAC